CTGGCTTTCCAAGCGTTGCTGCCAACTAGCACCCAAGTGCCAAGATAATTTTTAAAATAAAGATTATTAAATGTTGTGGTAGCATTGATAAGATAATCACCAATTTTTCCACTTGAACTTTTTGGAGCATTACCTGCAGTGTCTCCTACAAGTTGATCTAATTCTGTAGCAGTGACTACTGTTGGTACTTTGTTTGCAAATGTTTGTCCATTGGTGGCAGTGATTGGATTTGCGTTCCATTCGAATATTCCAAACAATGTGTTACCTGTGTCAAACCAATAAGTGCCTGCAGCAGGATTTGCTTCAGGAGCTGAGGCTGATGCTGCTAACTCTGCTAGGTCAATGTCTGCTCTTACAACGTATGCTCTATTGCTGATTCCTAAGTAAGAGTATGCAGCTTGTAAACCATATTCGTTGGTTTCTCCACCGTGAATTGGATTATTGTTTGAGTCTGTGACAAATACTGCATCACCAAAAGTATCACTTAAATCTCTTTGAGAAGTTATTAAGAAAGGTTTTCCAGCATTGGCTTTTGTGGTTCCTATTGCTGTGCCTGTGGCTGAGGCGTTTGCTTTGTTTTGCCTAGTGGCAATGAAAATCATCGGAACTGTACCTGGTTCCGCTGGTGTATAAAAACTTTCGTCTATTACTGTAACTTGTACGCCTGGTGATACTAGTGCCATATTATTTTCTCCTATCTATGACTTATTTGAATATATTTATTCAGATAGCTCAAAAAGATGCCTGATAAACCCAACAAAAAGGGCCTAAAAAGGGCAGCTAAATACGCTATGAGATCTTTGTGTAGGACCTGTAAACAACGCCCTTGTGCTGTGAATTATCACAAAGCAAACAAGGTATTCTACAGAAGCCAGTGTGAACTGTGCATTAGATACAAAGGCAAATCCATGGGCATACCCAAATGGCAGCAATCTGGATATATTAAAAAGAACGAATGCGATAAGTGTACATATAAAAGCAAACATGATCAACAATTCAATGTGTTTCATGTGGATGGCAATCTAAACAATTGTAGATTTAATAATCTTAAAACAGTGTGTGCTAACTGTCAGAGAGTGTTACAAGCACAAGGTATTAAATGGGTGCAAGGAGACCTTGTACCTGATTTCTAAGATGTGCAATGGTGCTGTTGTTGTCTAATTCTGCATCAAAGTTGCATGTGGCCCATGCCCATTCGCTGGGATGAATGTCTGTAGGCTCAACTCCTACGTCCTGATATATTTTAAACCATAAGGGCAAGGGACTTCTTTTAACCCACCACACTTTGCCACTCACTGATTTGATCATATCTGCTTCATTCAAAAAACGCACATCTGGAATCACCCAATTCATGTGGGNATTTTCAGTAATTTTTTTCTTNAGCAAACTGACCCAAATGCCATCAAAGAATCCATTGCGCATGCACTCAGTGCCAAATTTTTGCAAAGCCAGCCTAGGAGTGATCACACTGCCTACTTCTTTGCTCCAGTATGCATCAGGTTCTTCGCGCCATTTTCTACTTGCGGCTGTTTTTCCATCCAACAATTCTCTATCCCATTCAAACATTTGAGACACTGCATCTTTTAATTTGTCAGCAAATGACATTTTTGTAAAATTATGTTTTTCAACTAGATAGTCTGCAATGGTATCCTTGCCACTGCCTATAAGTCCACAGATTCCGATGATCATATTAAAGTACTATTGTACTTTAAATTTATGTGATTGTCAATGTAATTTTAACCAATTGTGAAGTGATAGCCAACGCCGCCAGCCATTTGCGTGGCCAGTTCTGCGTCCAATCTGTCCATTTCTGCTTGTGCTTCGGCTTTAAGACTGTCCCCATTTAAGGTAGTACCACCTTGTGGACCAGCCACTGTGTTGAATTTGGATCTAGCTTCACCCAACATGTATTTGCAGTTTGCCAGTGTGTAACTTTTGATCCATTCTCTAGCTTTGTAATCCTGTAACAATTGACTTTCAGGTCTGAAATTGTATGCAGACAACAGCAAAGTTTCGTTGGCTCTGGGTCTTTGTAACAGTGTTAATACTTTTGTGGTTGGATTCCATTTGAACTCTATAAAACTACCAAACATTCTACCCACCAATTCTTGATATTGTGAAAACATATTGTAGGTAGCTATGCCACCAAGATTACTGCTGGACAAAAGATAGGTGTTGGTGTAGGCCAAATTGAAAGGTTCAAACAATGTGCCACCGTCTCCACCACCTGAACGTGATCCTACGGATCTTCTAAACAGTTGTTTTACTTCCATAATTTCATTGGCCAATGTGTAACTGTTTTGATCCAAGACTGTGTTTAAAAAAATATAACTTTCCTCCACTGAGTTGTCAGATCTTTGTCTATATCTGCCTAAGGTTCTAGTTAAAGCGGTCTCATAATGGCTGGGATCTAGCTCCACTTCAACCATGCCACCGCCCAGCATGTTTTTAACAAAATCGTATATCTCTTGACGTTGTGTTTGCAAATCGCTCATTGTGTGTATCCTATAACATATTTATCAATGGAGTATGCATGAATAAATATACGCATGCCTAGATTAAGTTTGTACAAGCCAGAAAAGGGTCAAGATTACGCATTTTTAGACCAAACCATAGCTGAAATGTTTACTGTGGGTGGTACCGATGTGTTTGTACACAAATACCTTGGTCCTGTGAACACCAGTGAGGGTGATGCCACAGCCACACAGCCCAACTACAACTCAGTGAAAGAAACCAACATACAAGACCTACTATTCTTAGAAAATAGGGATAGAAAATATGATCCTAATATCTATCAGATCAGAGGCATATACAATGTGAATGACATTGACTTTGACATGAGTCAGTTTGGTCTATTCTTGCAGAATGACACTGTTTTCTTAACTGTGCATATCAACAGTAGTGTAAAAACCATTGGTAGAAAGTTGATGTCAGGAGATGTGATTGAATTACCTCATTTAAAAGACCAATACGCTTTAAATGACTACCAAGTCTCACTCAAAAGATTTTATGTAATACAAGATATTAACAGAGCAGCAGAAGGATTTTCGCCCACTTGGTATCCACATCTTTATAGACTTAAACTTAAACAGATAGTAGACAGCCAAGAATTCAAAGAGATATTAGATTTACCTGCAGAAGAAGGCAGCACAAACACACTGAGAGATGTGTTAAGCACATATGAAAAAGAGATGCAGATCAATCAAGCAGTGGTAGCTCAAGCAGAGGCAGATATATCCAAAAGTGGTTATAACACCAAACACCTATATACGTTACAGGTGGATGATCAAGGGAAGCCTGAGTTAGTGACCACAGACATGAATAATTTAGATGCCAGCACTGCTAATGTTTTAGCTGATAGAATCAATCAAACTCCAGACAAACTTGGATATCAAGGTTATCTTTTGGGAGATGGTTTTGCTCCCAATGGTGAAGTATTTGGCCACGGCATAGGATTTCCACAAGGATCTGAAAAAGGCAATTATTTTTTACGCACTGATTTTTTACCCAATAGATTATTCAGATATGATGGTACACGTTGGGTTAAAATGGAAGATGCAGTGCGAATGACATTGACCAATACCAATAATAGAAATACACAAAAAACAGGATTTATTAACAACACTAATACCACCACAGTGGCGGGCGTAACTACAGATCAACGTCAAAGTTTAACAACAGCATTAAAACCTAAAGCGGACAATTAATCATGCAATTTTTTTACGACGGACAGATACGTAGGTACATCACTCAAATTGTGAGATTAATGAGTAATTTTGCCTATAAAGACGGCAAAGGTGCGTTGACCACCATACCTGTGATGTATGGTGACCTTACTAGACAAGTGGCAAATATTATTAGAGACAACAGTGAAAATAAAATTCCCAGTGCTCCTAGAATGGCAGTGTATGTAACCACATTAGAAATGGATCGCACACGTACTGCTGATGCTTCATATGTGAGCAAATTGCATGTGAGAGAAAGAGCCTTTGACAGCAATAACAAAGAATATTTAAATATCCAAGGAGCAAATTACACAGTAGAAAGATTGATGCCAACTCCTTACACATTGGGAGTGAATGTTGATGTATGGTCCACTAATACAGATCAAAAATTACAAATATTAGAACAAGTTTTAATGTTGTTCAATCCCAGTTTAGAACTGCAAACCACAGATAATTATGTGGACTGGACCAGTTTGACTGTGTTGGATCTTAATGGAATAACTTTTAGTTCAAGAGGTATACCCACAGGCACAGAAAGCGAGATAGACATTGCCACACTACAATTTACAACTCCTATTTTTATCAGTCCGCCAACCAAAGTAAAAAAATTAGGAGTGATTACAAAAATTGTCACCAGCATATTCAATGAGGAATCAGGAGATATTGATTTAGGAATGAGTATGCCTGAGCTGAAAGCATACGAAGATGGAGTGGCTAATAGTGCTAAATCAGATATTAATACCACTGCTGACGGCAAAGTTAATATGAGTAAAGCTGTTAGAACAGATGCAGATGCTGTGGATTTAACTAGTGCGGGTGGTTATGACATAGTGGTTCTTAATAGCGTGGTTCAAATAGTGGACAAAGGAATACTGGGTCAAACCAATTGGAAGATGGTGATGGATCTATATCCTGGAGTGTATCAAGCAGGCATCAGCAGAATACTTTTAGACAGAGCAGACATAGTTGGCACTGTGTCAGGTACATTTGCTGTCAACAGTCTCAATGAAAATCAATTAATTGTGAATTGGGATCCAGACACTATTCCAACCAACACACTATTCAACGGAGTAAGCACCAGAGGCACAGTGGATTATATTATAGATCCAGCCACATTCAATCCTACAGCAATCAAAATTACAGGATTAAGATTATTGATTTTAAGTGACATAGGCGCTGTTGGTCAAGTAGATGGTGCAGATGCTTGGAAGTCCACTGGTGGTGTAGATCTAGTGGCTCAAACCAATGACATTATAGAATGGAATGGTACTCAATGGAACATATTGTTTGATGCCAGCGTGAATTCCAATTCTGAAGATTCAACGGTCTCATTCAAATTCGTTACCAATCTTAACACCGGAGTGCAGTACAAATGGAACGGTGCCACTTGGTTGTTGAGCTTTGAGGGTGAATATCGTAAAGGCACCTGGAACCTCAGTCTATAGCATAATTATTTACATGACCAATAAAAAAGTAATTGGCTGCGGAGCCTTATTCTATAATTTAGACACACAAAGATTCCTATTCCTTCATAGAACACAAAGCAAACAGTCAAATGTGTGGGGACTGGTGGGTGGCACCAATACTGAAGCTGAAACTCCTTGGGAGTCTCTCAAAAGAGAAATCAGCGAAGAAATAGGAGCAGTTTCAATACTCAAAACTATTCCTTTAGAAACGTTTGTCAGCAACGATGAAAATTTTCTTTATCACACATATTTGTGCGTGGTCAAAAATGAATTTTTACCCAAACTCAATCAAGAGCACGATGGATATGCTTGGGTACAATTTGGCAAATGGCCCAAACCCTTGCATCAAGGATTAAGAAACACACTACAAAACAGAACCAATCAATTAAAACTGGAAACAGTTTTTAAGATGTTAAAATTCCTATAATGATCAAAATACTTGGTGACATAATGCTGGATCGTTGGATCATTGGTACTGCTGATCGCATGTCGCCAGAAGCGCCTATTCCTATACTGTTGGAACAATCACAGAAGATTTCACCAGGAGGCGCTGCTAACTTGGCAGTGAATTTGTCATCAATATATGATGATGTGCAATTGTTTGGAGCAGTGGGCAAAGATACAGACGGATATGGTTTAACAAACATTTTAAAAAACACTAATGTGTTTCTTTCCTTAGCTGAAGATGCTGCAATTACCACCACAAAAATTAGATTGGTGGAACAAAGAGGACAACACATATTGCGTTGGGACAAAGAAAAAACATACACCAAAGACAGTTGCTTATCACAGTTGTTATTTTCACTCACAGATAAAAGTATGGTTTTAGTGAGTGATTATGCCAAAGGTGTAATTAAACCACACACTGTAAAACATATTTTAGAAAAAACTCAATGGGTGTTGGTGGATCCTAAACAAAGTGCAGACTACTATCACGGAGCATTTTTAGTAAAACCCAACATGAAAGAATATGAGCAGTGGAATGGCCAGTTTGATAAAGATTCAGCTGTAAAATTTGCCCAAACACACAACTGGCAATGGTTGGTCATCACTGATGGAGTCAAAGGCATTCACACAGTTTCCAAAGAAGGATTTTATACACACGTGCAGGAACCAGTGAGAGAAGTTGCAGATGTTACCGGAGCAGGTGACACAGTGCTGGCTGTGATAGCATATGGAATAAAACAAGGTATGACAGTGCCACGTGCTTGCGAATTGGCTTGTTATGCTGCTGCACGCAACGTGGAAAAATTTGGAGTAGTATCTGTTAGCAAAGAAGATTTAAACAAAGGAGTGGT